CATACCAAATGCAGTTTGTTCATCGGTTATGGTGGAAAACTTGATAGCTGCATCTGTATTGCTATCATCTGCAAACAAATTCTTAGATATTCCTGCTGCACTCCAAAAGTTTTTAGTAGCCTCGTCTACCTTGTCTGTACCTACTTTATCATCACTTAGTTTAAATAGTTTTAAATCATCAAATACAGAAAGGATAAACCCTATTTGGTCTGGTAGCTCACTTGATATCTTGTTTCCAAATTCAATAGCAGTATCTAATCCTATTTTAAAATCATTGGCAATATCGCTACCATCTTTTATTGGAATTTTACCACCAATCAAAGCATAATTTTGCATTTCACTATTGGCTTTTTTAAGACTTTTATAATCCTGTATCTCATATATATCAGGCAAAACACCTACAAATGGTGGAAATGGATAAAATATTGTTTCATCTGATTTAATACATATGACATTTTCTGAATCCAACTCCTGCCAACGTAAATCTTCTTGTTGACTTCTTCTGCCCCTGCTTTGTCTTGAATTCTTATATTTTGTATATTTGGTTTTAAATTCAGGAGCATAGTTTTCCAATTTTTCTTCATCATTGCTAAAATAGTCAAAATCAAACTTAAAATTATAAACCCCATCTTCAAACCCGGAAATTACACAATAATCTGCATCTAATTTTTGTATGAAATAAGAATCGTCAGTCTTGTATTCATAACCATAAATTATACCTTCTCGAAATACTACTTGTAATACTTTCAACATTTCGTGCTTGATGTTCATGGTGTCCAATTCAAATAAAGTTTCATTGTATGCTTTTATAAATTGTTTTTCATTAACTTTAGATGTATCTAATTTTAAAGGTTCGATATACCAATCTAAAGTAAGCATTTCCGCATAGTAATTACACAGCCTTCTATAATGAGGGCTGACTATATATAAAAAGTTAGATAAATTACGTAATACTTCTTCATTTCTTTGAGGATTTTGTATTGCCTCCAACATTCTGTCTTTGTCAAAATTCCTAAACAAAATTGTACTTGTAGATGTTTTTTCTAAATCTGAGAATACGCTCCTTGCTAATTGTGAAAAATCGAGTTTATAAAATTTTTGTTGCAGTTCTACAGGTGTTATTTCCGTAGTTTCTGTGTCTTTCTTTTCAACATCTTTATGTTTTGCAGTTTCAACATCTTTATGTTTTGCAGTTCCAACATCTTTGCGTTCTTTATCCTCCAAATTTCCACCTCCTAACGCCTAATGACAGGTTGCTTAAATACTTTAAATATTTCTGAAATATTTACATTAACCGTCTCTCTTCTAATCTTGTTTTTCTTTTCTTTTAAATATATCCAATACAGTCCATACTCCAAAGCAGAAAATTTATCTTTTCCTATACCTTTGCTTATAGGCTTCACCTGTGTTTCATTTCCACTTTGTTTGTATTCTAAATTCATTATTTCATCACATAGCAAATCAGTCATTATGAATGGTTGTGATAGCTCTACATACTTATCAGTATCCATTCGTTTATTTTTAAGTAATTTAGATTTTATATGAGCTTCACTTTTAAGCAATTTTATTCTTTGATTTGATATATTGCTAGTAAAATTATTATGAATATCACTACTTTTAGTTTCTTTTCTAGCCGAGCTAATAGCATAAATCATAGGAATACTGTTTGGAGTTTTGTATTTATCATATCTTTCATCGTTTGTCACGCTATAAATAGGATTGCTATCTATATCTGTAACCAAGAAATCAACGAGACCAACTCCCATTCCGTGAGTATCCACCAAAAGTACATTAGCCTTATATTCATTAACCTTTTCTTTTAAAAACAAAGCCTGTTCAAGGAAATGAGTCCCTTCAAAACTATAAATATTAACCAAATGTTTGGTATAAGTTCCATCTCCTCTATCTTTTATCTTTAGGACTACCAAAGCACATTGGGCATTTGCAGCCCCTTCAGCCCTCGCAGCATCGTATGCTAATATATATTCAGCATCTTTGTCCATTGCTTTGGTCTCTGCCACTTCCAACACCCTACATTTATTCAAATCGTCTAAAGATACCAATGAATCGGAAGAACTGCCAGTCCATATACTCTCATATTCTCTTTGAAAAGATAATGGATTGAAGTTAGGAGACTCTTTTTGCTCTATGATAAAGTTCAAATCAAGTTGGTCATGCATACATGGCAGTTCAAAACTCGAACCTAAAACAAATGCAGATTCACCTTTTACCATGTCTACAAGAATTTCCCACATTTTCTTAAAAGCAAAAGATTGTCTTGTGCCCGCCGTGGTCAGGTATACCTCTCCTTTATGTATTTCATAAGGGTCTACACCGCCACATGTGGCTATTCTTCTATCAGCCATTAAAGGTAATACTACTGAATGAAGCATGTCTCCATCAAATCTATCATCAGAAACTTCCTCTATTGTGCCACCATGTCTCATTTATATTCAGCATAGTTCGCAACGCTATGCCCGTCATTTTATGACTGCTTATAGTTTCCTATAAGATTAGACTATATCTTATACTTGTTATTTATATTATTAATAATTTTTGAAATACTATCGTATTCGGTGTATTTTATTCTATATAGTGGAATGTTGTTTTTAGCAGCATATTCATTTTTTAGCTTGTCGTGTGCTTGAGTTCTTTTGAACAATTCCTTATCTCCAAAAGCTATTTCAAAATGCTGCTTTCCATCATACTCTATTAAAAAATTGCCATTCTCACCAAATACTTTAAAATCAAATCTTAAATTTCCACCACCTAAACCAATTAGATCTTCATATTCCCACTCCTGAATGTACTTTAGCTCCAATAAATCCAATTGTTCTGCTATAGCACTCTCACCTAAGCTAAGGTAGCACTGAGGGCATCTTCTTCCGCTTCTAAATTTTGCCCACGTAACCCAATAAGGGTCATGCTTTGATTCACACTGAACCAATATTTTTTGGTCACCGCCATCCAGTGCATTTTCAAAAAAGGTATATCCAGCATTTTCTACTTCTCTCACAATAGTGCTTATTGGAGTTGCATTGGAAATACTCAATAATTTTAAGCCACATTCATTGCATTGTCTTTTGTTCCTATTTTTAAACCTATAGTATGTTGTCTCAAAAATATTCCCGCAAGAACACATAAACTTCATTAAAGAATCAGCATTAATATATTCTTCACTAATAACCCTACACCCACTCCCGCTAGTTTTCTCAACAAATTCTTTAACATCATCATAAAAAAACGCTGTCTTGCGAAATCCGATTCTTTTCCCACAAGTTGCACAAATCGAACTTCTGCGAGATTTAAGGTTATCAAAATTTCTTTTAAATTGTTTGCCACATTTTGTACAAATAAACACAAGAGGAGCTTTTACGTTTATATATTCTTTGCTCAAACACACTAATCCTATTTCATTACACACGTCATACACATCATTTATGGTAAACTTTTTCAATTACTCCCCTCCAAATAAAAAATAATTAACAAGTATCCATCCGTTTCCACTATCTTAGCTTATAGTGTACTTGCTTACGCAATAGTCTTTGAAGTTTACCCATATTGATAATCAACTTAGGGTCTTACCTGCTGATTGCCCAATTCTTATAATTTTCAAACATTCACACTCACCGTTTCCAGTCATGTTGTAGTTTATAAGACTCTAAGGGGTTTCCAGCAATTAAAATGGTATTTAACCTACTGTCACCAGTAAGTGTCGCATATGTTTACGACCTCCACGTTCACTATCTTTTGCTTGAACAATATCCAATCTGCTACCATTCCTAAATACCAATTTTGTATAATCTGTCTTAAAAGATTTATATTTTATTTCATCTTCTAATATAGGAAAGAATTCCCATATCTTTTCTATGTTTTCTTGTGCTATTTTAGCTGCTTGAAACTTATTAGGTGCAACTATAAATTTTGAAATACCAGGATAAAACATACATTGCAAATACATAGCCAATATATTAGTCCAACTTTTAGCAGTACCCCTTGTAGCAGTAATAAATACTTTTCTATATCTAAATAATATTCTCAAATATATTCTTTGATAAAAATACAACCTAATTTTGGTTGTTTCATCACTTATATAATCAATAAATTTATCTGGATAACTTTTCCAGTGTTCACAAGCTTCACGCCAATCTTGTTTAATTTCTTCAAAAGTTTTGTTCCTATAATCACTTTTATTAAATCTTGCTGTATCATCAGCATGACTAGTGAATTTCTTTTCAGGTCTTTTAAAATTTACATAGCTACTCATTTATCCTCACCCAAAGCAACTTTTGGCGTATCAACTGGTGGAACCGACAATATTTGTTTATCCAGCAATTTCAGTGTATAATTCATTAGATATTTTATTGTCCTATCAACTATATCCTGCTTTACATCTATAGGTGCAGGCTTAATATACCCTTCTTTTTCAATCTTTTCAAATATTTGGCTAAAACTTCTTATTCCTGAAGCTTCAGCACCACCTATTTTATCTATTGGTCTTAATCCAGAAGATTGTAATAATTTTTGATATTCGGTATGTGCTTTAGCAAAGCTTATCATATTATCTTCTTCTAATGCTTTATCCATTTTTAATTGTAATTTGCATATCATAACCAAAGCCTTCTCATGTTGAGGCGTAACTATGGTATGTGTAAGATGCATATCTCGATAGAATTTCTCTAAATCCCTGATTTCACGTTTATTGTATTTTTCATCATTCCATCTATAAAGCATTTCTTCGGTCACTACAAACTTATTAATGTCATCTGTAATATCTGCATCGGTATAATGTTCAACCTCTCCTTTAATATCTTCAAATTCACTATCTGCCCATGTTAGCCCCCGAAATCTCTGGAAAGAATTGTACATTCTAAAGTAAGCACCAACCACATCAGTAGTCTCGCTCGCAGGAACATAGATAGAATGTATGTATGGTACATCCAGTTGTCTTAATATTGATTGAAAACTTTTCATGTGAACATTTCCCTCTATATCATAAGAACTACTT